TAAGAATTATGCATATTATTGATGGTGATTATAAATCTGCTGCTCTTGAAGGAAAAATAAAAGCACCAGGAAATAAGTCATCAGCAATAAATGAAATAGGTATTGGTGTTTGTTTAGACCACTTAAAAGAAAAAAAAGGTAATATTACAACTTTTGATTTATCAGATATGTTATATAAAGAAATGATGAAAACTAAAATTGGTAAATCAAACGGTGAAGAAAAAACGAGAGAAGCGTGTATTGGCGCCGCCTGTTCTGCAAAAAGAGAGTATAAAAGAATAATTGAAGTACTAAAAAATAGTAATTTAAAAATAGATGATGTTGATATTAGTCATGTATGGGGATCATCCGGATCTTTAAAATCTACTGTAGAGTATCTTAAAGAAAACGGTATAGAAAAAGTCAACGGTAAAAGTCTAGAAAATGATGATCCAGATAGTGAGGATAACTATTCAAAAGTAATTCTTAGCGGTGGAGCTGGAGAAAACTCAACAGATACAATGATAGTTTTAAAACCAAAAGGTGGAACTGATGCTATTATTTTACACACTTCTAATAAGGTAGCTACTTCAAACATTATGGGTAATTCGTCTGTTGAAAAACATTTAGAAATGGTAATGGATGAAATTGAAAACGATAAAACAATTCCAAGAAAACAAAAAGAAAAGTTAATGCTTTATTTTAAAGAGCAATCTATGAAATCAGAAAAAATTCAAAAACAAATAAGTGATTTAGCTCTTAAAGAATTTGATTCAGTAAAATCAAAACTTAAAACACCAAAAAATAAAAAGGATTTTATTGATGGAATAAAAAACGCTTCCGGATCATCTAGTAGTAAAGCAAAATATTGGTTATCATTAGTAAAAAATTATTCTGATATTACTGACGACCGTGGAAAAAAAGTAAAATACGAACTTACACCAGATGGAAAAAATGTATATGCTGTTGTAAATGATAAAAGAAGGTTGCTTACGTCAACCGAAGAAACAAATGTTCTTATGGGATTTTTAGCTAAAGCAGAAGAAATATCTTTAGGACGTTCAAAAGATAGTCTTTCTGGGGAAGAGACCAAATTACTTTCAAAAATAATGCCTCCACAAGAAGAAGCAGTAAAAAAATTGTATCACGAATACCATAAAATGAATAATGATTTTAGAAAAAAAATTAGTAAAGAAACAAACGGAAAAGTTGATGTACATTACACAAAAATATTTTTTAAAAGACTACACTTAACAGGTGAAGATAAAGCCGGAATTCCAGCAAAATACTTTGAAACAAATATGGGTAAAAATGAATCCAGAATAAAATATGATAAAGACAATAATTTATACATGTACAGTAATGAAGGTAAAGGATATTATAGATGTGACGAAAATGGCAAATTTATAGTTGATGTAAAAAATAATAAAAATAAAGCCGGAAAAGAAATCATAGGTAATTCTGGAACTGTTGCTACAGTTATGAACGACAAAACTTTAAAACATTGTTTGTCTACTTATCCGCCAAATGACAGTTATTATAAAAAAATAACAATTTCTGATATAAAATGGGAAGATAGCACTTCTGGTATAGCAACAATTTATTCAGAAAATAAAAAAGGTGAGAGATTTGTTATAGGTTATCAAACAATAAGAAGTAAAGAAGGTCTGCTTGGTAAACCACAAGACACAATATCATTACATAAAGATTTTCAAACATGTTTACAATTAGCGTCTTATAAATTGGAAAAGGGATTATTAAAAGAGTCTAAAAACCCATTTACAAAATTTCTAAAATCAGAAATTGTTATGATAAATGAAGAAGAAGAAATATGACTATCTGGGAACATTTAGTAAAACTAACAGGTGATATTTATCTGACATGGAAACCAATGTTTCTTATGTATCATCCAACCTTGCATTTATTAAAAGGGGCTGAAATTCGACAAATTTTGAACACTGCATTGCCTGGAGATATTCTTCTTCGTAGATATAATGGATATTTGAATACAATTTTAACTGGTGGATATTATGGTCATGCTGGATTATACATTGGAGGAAATAAAGTTATTCACGCTGTTGGCGAGGGTGTAATAGAAGAAGACATATTGGATTTTTGCAGAACTGATGGAATATGTGTTCTGTCAACTGAAAAAGATACAAGTATGGCAATAGGAATAGCAAAAAAATTAATTGGAAAACCATATGATTATTCATTTAGTTCAAGCAATAAAAAATATTATTGCACAGAACTAGTGAACATTTGCTACAATGGATTATTTAACAAAGACAAAATAAAAACATTTGGAAAATCTGTATTGCTGCCTGATGGAATATTCAACTCAAAAGAAATAAAATTCAAGATAGAGTTCAAACACTAAAAGAATAAACTCACACTACTTTTGGTATCACCTGACAATATAGAAGACTTATTCATTGGATCCAATAACATTTTTATTTTGGATATAAAAAAGTTACTTATCATCTTTTCATAATCAATCTGTAATATTTTATCAAATTCTTTCGGCCATTCTGTAAATGAAACTGACTCTATATTATATTGATTTTTCTTGACATAAACAACTTTAAGCTTGGAATTATTACTTATCTCTGCGTATTTTTTCTCTATCTTCAATTTTTTCAACAAAGAACGATAATTTGCCACACCCTTTACGTGCCACGGACTTCCTTTTATAGTCTTATCATCTGAATTGATATACTTATCTATATTATGAACACCGATATTTACAGCAATTTCAATAGGACTGGTATTTGTAAGATTCTTTTTGAACTCTGATATTTTATTTTCTATCTTATCTTCTTCATATCCCTTCAAAATCATTTGTAATATTTCAGACAACATTGGCCTAATAATTTCCGGTGTGTCAGACCTAATAATTTCTAATCCAGTAGTTTTTATTTCGTCCACAGGTGAACTATCTTCACTAACAACCCAAACAGCATATTTCTTTTTTGCGACAAATAAAGCACTTTTCGCTATCATTTCTTGCTTGAAAGATATTCTAAATTCATCTTCATTTGAATTGAAAATTTTTCTTTGAACCTCACGATATGTCAAATCATTTACATATGATTCAATAACACCTGATATATTACGAATCATAACTTTTATATCATCATCTGATTGTTTTCTCCAATCTTTACCTATATTGTTATCTAAAAATAGTCCAAGATTGATAAATAAAGAATCCGTATCCATTGCAAGAATATAGTCTATGCCTTTGCCAGATGGTTTATATTCACCAAATTTGTCTATAATGCTAATCAAATCAGATGAAGGACTGTTCAGTATTTTATTGGTAAACTTTTCGCCGGTTTTTACCGACAATCTTCCACAAGAACAAACAGCTTCTGCTATATTAGTATTGAAATATCTTGAATACGGAACAGCAAGAATTCCATAAACGGCATTGAGTATTACTTTCAAAGCTAACTGTAACGAATTGAATTGTTTTATTTTTTCTTGTGTTTTTTCTAAATCAGAATTTCTAAGTTCCGGTAAGGCTTTTTTCATTGAACGAATTCTGGATCTAACTTCAGCCCTTTTCGTAAAAACATATTTTTCCAATGCCGGAATCACTCCAATTGGTTTTGTAACAAACACAGAACCACAAGGTGAAATAGCCACCATTCTTTTAGATAAAACTTTATGAAATACTTCCAATTTATTTTCATCAAAATGAACTAAACCATTATTAGTCATCATATCAAAAGGTGGAAATGACTTGTCTTTTACACATTGTATAATTTTATCTTCAGTAAAACCTCTAATTCTACCATAATATGTTTCTGGTGACATATTCAAAGTAATAATTTGATGAGGATAACTACTTGTAATATCCAAATCAACAACCCATTCATGTTTTCCTATAATTGGGTTCTTGACATATGCAGCTTCATAACTTTCCTGTGTCCCACCATATAATCTTGGTGCACACATATTGTTTCGACGATAATATGTAATCAACATTCCTTCAATCAAATTCGTCATACCATTATAATATTTCATCGGAGCTTTAGTCAATAAAGATAATGATTGAACCAAGTTGATATATCCTAATTTATCTTCTAACTGAAATATTCTATAACAGTCTATGACGTTATATTCAACATATAAATTATAATCACTATGATATAAATCAGAAAGGTCTTTATATTCAGAATAATCAACCTTCCCCTTTTCCAATTCATACTTACACACATAATCAAGAGTATGTCTTTCAAGTTTTTTTGGACTATACCATTTATATAAATCTAAATAATCTAATATTGTAATTCCGGCTATATCAATATTAGTATTTTTTGAAGATTTCGACTCCCAAGTTCTGACAATGTTGATAGGACTCAACATATCAAACCAAGAATTTTTTTCACCAAATAAATTTTTAGTTCTATTTCTAATATAAAGTAAGTCAAAATTTATAACATTCCAACCAGTTATAACATCAGGTGGATTATCATGAATCCATTCAAAAAACCTTTTCAATAAATCCCTATCTGATTCACATTGAACATAACTCATCCATTTTTCTTTTGAATATTTTCCGGTATACGAATCTATTCCAAATGAAATGGTGCTATTCGTAGTGTTATCATATACAGACAATAAAGTAATACTATCATTAGCTTCTGATACATCTGGAAACTTTTGACTATCACTCTGAACTTCAATATCTAAATAATAAACCTTGATTTTTGGTGTCGATATTTCATCATCTTTTATGTCATAATATCTTTCCGCCAAAAACTGGATTTCTGGACGAACATTATTTTCTAAAGCATTATTGGATTCTTGCTGATACTGATAATAAGATCCATAGTTATTGAAAGTTATTCTTCTAGCTTTCTTATCGTCTAGTGTTTTGACGGTTCCGTGATCCGAATTTTCATAAAGATATGGAGACCAATGAATATCAGTATAAAGATTTTCACCGTTTATTTGTTCCCACAAATGTATCATGGATTCTCTTGTATTATAAAAAACATTTTTGAACATATCAATTCCTTTTTCCTTCCTGCCAACAAATAAGGCAAATCATTTATAAATTATATCATATTTTATAACAATTGTAAATTTATGCTCTTATACTTCTATCGGTAATCAATGTTGCCAAATCTTCAAGAAACTTATCAGCATTTGAAGGACTTATCCTTGCTTCAATATATGCCAGTTTGAGCATTTCGTGCAAAACATAATCTTCTTCTGTATCAATATCACACGGAAATATTACAGCTCTTTTGTTTGCTATATCGTATTTTGTCGTGCAAAATGTTTGACCATCATTTCCATATCTGATAACCCAATGATATAAAATATCAAAACGTGACTGCCACCAATCTATTTCTGGTTGTCTATTGACCATATTTCTGCCTCAATCAAAAAATAATTTCAAACCACCATTCAATCCTAATCTTTTTTTAGAAATTTCAATATACTCTGAGTTCAATTCAATTCCAATAAAATCCCTTCCAAGCTTCTTAGCAACAAAACCAGTTGTTCCAGATCCAGAAAAAGGATCTAAAACTGTACAAGGAACTGGGTCAAAAATATGTTCACAAGTTTTTTCCCATCCATCAGTAACCGCAGAAGAATAAACTCCACCATTGTTTCTATGTAAACCTTTGCTTGTTTGTGGATTTCCTGTTTTTGCAGTTCCACCAGTCATATCTTTTCCATTGTTCGATTCTTTTGATGGATTGTTTCTTTTTATAACTCGTTTGACAGGACTCTTACATATCGGGCAACATCCAATCAAACTTGTTCCAGCCTTGATACATGTTTCCGGTATCTCTGGTGGAAACACTGCAAAATGTGCACCCTTGAAAGGTTTAGTTGTAATATTCCAAACAGATCGATGATTGCGCTTTCCGTCTTGTGGTGTCAAATTAGAACCAACACTACCGTCTCCATGAACAGCGCGCTGACAATTTTTACTTGCATACCAATTTCCAGCCGTTGCACCGGCTTTTTTTCTATCATCCCAATTTACTCCAGGATCCGTCAAAGCCTTTTCCTTTATTGCATCTGCATCATAATAATAATGTGCGCTTTTTGTCAACAAAAAAATATACTCATGTGATTTTGTGCATCTATCTGTTACACTTTCCGGCATGGGGTTCGGTTTGCTCCAGATGATGTCCTGACGGAGCCACCAACCATCTGCCTGTAATGCAAAAGCAACACGCCAAGGAATTCCAATAATATCCTTATGCTTCAGTCCTTTGATATTAGTTGGTTTACCAAAACGGGATTTTTCTTTTGAAGGTTTTCCAAACTCAGTATGTCTTACCTGATATTCCGAGTTTTCTCCGGCCTTTCCACTACCATTATAAGAGTCACCCAAATTCAACCAAAATGTGCCGTCATTTCTCAACACACGGCGAATTTCTCTACAAACATCCACAATTTTTTCAACATACTCTTCAGGAGTCTTTTCAAGACCAATTTGGCTGTCAATTTTTATTGCACCACAAGAAGAGCATATATCTTTCCATTTTGGAGCGTCTGTTCCTGTTCTACTATCATCCTGAATTGGCGAACTTACTAAAGAATAATCATATCGAGACTTTTCTTTTGCAGCAGAATGGTCACACTCTGGGTCTCCACCATTCCACTTAGCTGTTCCATAATCCCGCAAATTATAGTAAGGCGGCGAAGTCACCACACATTGCACAAAATTATCAGGTAATGTTTTCAATACAGATAATACATCACCTTGAATTATTTCAACACTAGTCATAAAACACCTTATTTGAAAAATAAATCATAGGTTTCATTTTTTGGAACATAATTCATAATAAGAATTTCTTCACCCATGTTCTTTTTCTGGCCTTTCATTACAGATGCTTTTTTTGTATACAATTTTTTCTCATAATGAAATTGGTCCTTTGGATACATTTCAATCAATTCTGGAAAATCATAATAGCTCAGCAACCATTTAGCCTTGCAAGATTTCAACACATCTGCCAATTTCTGATGGTCTTTCAAACCAAATTCATGAAAAGAATAATAATTTTCTGACGACCAGTATGGCGGATCGACATACATGAACATATCTTTGCTATCATACTTTGGAATAAAATCTTCATAGCTCAAATTTTCTGTTTCAATTATTCCTAATTTTCTTTGAATTTTTGCACTTTTCATTTTGTTGATAAAAGCTGTTAGGTTCCTGCCGGCCTTTTTTTCTTGCATTTTTATGTTTTTTTCGTTGATAATACCAGAAAACGTGTGTGTCAACAAATAAAGGTAGCTTGAAGCTATTTCAATATTTGGAACTTCAAAATTCATGTCTTTGTTGTCAAGAATTTTTTTCTTACAAACTTCAAATGTTTCTTTATCTTTTTCCTTCATTGATCCGACTATTGCTAAAAGAGATTTATAATCTTTCATACATGTGAAAATATTATACATCATTTTATTATAATCGTTGTATATTACACGGTTCGCATTTATATTTCCTTTCAGATAAACCCAAAAGGCTCCACCAAACACCTCCGAATAAATTGGCGTTTTCGGGATAAAAGAACTTATCCATGGTGCTTGAAAATGCTTACCACCGATGTACCTGAAAGCCATTATAATACCTCATTTTTTATATTGGATACCAATCCAATATTCCTCTTTTTACATTTTTTAATGCTCTTTTTATTATTTGTACTTTTTCATATTTCCTATCCAGCGGGGCTAAACTAAATGCTGACATCAATGCGGCAAGGAACATCTATGCTCTTTCGGGTATGGATGGGCTTTTTGTGAATCAAGCCCAAGGCGCCTTAGCCTGAAACCACCTACTTTAGTGGGTGGTAGTTCATACACGAACATCACCTCCAAAAAATATGTCAATAATATCTTTGTCAATTATAACAGGTTCTACACCTTTTGTCAACTTGAAAATTGGTTCAAATTTGTTCTTTCCATTGCTTTCCATCAATTGTTGTCTGTCTGTATTAGTTCCGGCTATGACTGTTTGAACCATATAATAGGTATCTGAATGATTGAAACCAATAGATTTAGCTATAGATAAAGAGTCATCTTGAATGCTATATCTCTCTTTTCCATTTTTAGTATCAGCCACATTCAGAAAAAACACTCCACCATCACCCAACCAATCATAAACATTTTTTATCATTCCGGTCAAAAACCCGTCAAGCCATAAACTATAACTTTTGTATTTGATATAAGATTGATTTTCATCTTTTGAATACCTTTCTTTATTATAATACGGCGGCGATGTAAAAGCCATATTTCCCTTTCCATACAAGTTTCGAAAAATTTTCTCATTATGCATTTCTTCCGCGGGAGTCAAAAATTTATGTATCGAAACATTCATTCTTGGATTGATATATGTTTTCCAAAATTGATATATCATATCATATCTGTCGTGAACATCACTATTCACATCTGTCGCAATATATGTGATTTTTTTGTCAAATAATGATGAATGATATGATGCTGCAAATAAAGGAACCATACTACCGGCCCAACCACCACAAGGATCATAAACATACAATTCCTTGTCTTTATAATTTTTCAATGTATGAATATACAACCATTTTACCATATCTGGAGAAAAATGACCAACCTTTTGAGTGCCTCTAGCTATGGATAACACTTTTATCAAACGCTCAAATATTGGTTTGTCGGGATTTTTTGCAAAAACTTTCAATGTGTCATTATACAATACCGCCTTCATAGAATTTATCAATCTTTTTTCATTCTCAATCAAAGACATTGGTGATGTTTTTCCCTTGACAGTATCCACATAATAAATTTCTGGAAACCAATTGTTTATACCAGAGGAGTAATTTCTAGTTGTTCCTTTCAAACAGAATTTATCATCCATATAATATGGAACATCACTAACATCCAGTACATTATATTTTCTAAAACCTGAAATAATTTTTCTGAGACTTTTCGGTCTTGCAAATATAGGGTATCTATATTTCTTGTATTGATCCAGTGCAAAGACACGAAATTTTTTGCAAAAGTCTACGAACTGATTTTCATCCATAGAACGAATATCATTCCAAGTAATTTTTATAAGCCAAGATGGAATTTCAATAGTGGTATAAATTGGATGAAAATCTTCCATTTTTTGCTTTATATCAAAAAATGAATTCATCATACCTTCAAGCCAAATCCCTCTGAACTCAAAATAGTATTTGTTACTATTTTCATCAAACTTTCTTTTGTATAAATTCCCTTCTGAATATAGTCAAAAATAGACTTACATCTTTTGCTCAATGTAGCATTCTTTTTCCATTCAAGAGTTTCACAAGCTAAAGCTATACTATGGATAATATTATCTTTCAAGGATTCTGCCGACATATAGTCAATTTTGGGCAACCACACCTGAAAAATACACCCCAAAACTTTTCTTTGATCCACTGTGGTCAAATAAGTAATATATTCTGACCCGTTATCTTGTTCTGTAATTTTATTCACATCAATATCCATTTCATACCCCTTTCTTTATGACAAAATATATTCTATAAGCTTATCAAAAAATCCGCCCCATAAAAGTATCAATAAGACAATGGAACACGCGATAATCACACCAGCATTACTTTTATTCGCAGGATTTTTGAATATGTTCAAACTCAATAATACAAACATTATCAATTGTGGTAACCAGTCAGTAACTTGCATTATTCATCGTCACTCCTTTTTCTACTTTTTTTACCTAAGGTTCTCGGCATTGATATTTTCTTGTCGTGTATTTTTCTTTGGTCACCAGAAACCAAAGATGCCGACCTCCAACTATCCAATTCCGATACATCATACATCGTCAATGAATTAGCATCATAATAAAACTTATTGATTTCACCAACTCGCCCACCAAGACGGTTCTTCAAAATCTTATAATGAATTTCATTTTCATAAGTTCTCATATCAGCTTCATCACCAAATATAGCCATAAAATCTGCAGTTGCCCCTGTTCCCATTGACTCTGAAATATGAACAATATCAAGTGCTGATAATGGTAAATCATCTGAACCAATCCTGTTCAACTGACTGACGGATAATATAGGGCAATTGAACTCCAGCCCTAATGCTCTTAGTTCCTCAGCAATTTCTTTGACATCGCTATACATATCCATTTTAGCACGATATGACGGCTTCATCAAATTCATATAATCACATAAAACGATACTTGGTTCTATGTGCCTCATTTGTAATTCTCGTAAATAAATTCTGAAATCATTTACGGATGCTTTTCCGGTTGGTAGTTCTTTTATAAAAAGATTTCCTTTATTGCTGATAGCCTTCTTTGACAATGCTTTCATCAATTGAATTTTCAAGTTCTTATCAAGATACATGCGATTTATATTCAAACCACTATAAATTCCATCATATCTTTGTGCATACATTATTTCAGACATTTCAAGAGATAGGATAACAACATTATGACCTTCAATTACCTGTCTTGCACTTACATTCGCTAAAAAACTTGATTTATGACCGTGTATTCTGGAAATTATAATGTTCAATGTATATGGGGGAAATCCCCCATTAATATATTCATCTAATTGTGGAAAATATGAGGGGATTCTTTTAACATCATTGCTAAATGCTCTTCTCAATCTATCCCCAATATTTTTAAAATATTCCAAACCCAAGTCCACTTTCAGACTTTTACACATTGCATCTTCCAACAATAATCTGATACTGTCAAAATTTTTTTTGGAATTGATAACATCAACTGACTCAAGGATGGCGGTTTTTACAGCCTTCTCTTTCAAATATGCTTCTGTTTCTTGATACAAATAATCGTAATTTTTTGCAACATCAAAGTCAACGGATTTTATTTCATCAAAAATCTGCTTCTTATCACTGTCCTGTGAAATTGCAGACTCAGGAATAATCTTGCCAAAACTTTTGAAATGAGTAGAAATGTCGCTGAAAATTTTACCTATAACAGGATCATCAAAATAATCCGATTTGAATATTGTTGAAACCAAAGTCAAATATTGGTCTGACTCATAACATCCTTTTATTATCAATCTTTCAAGCAATTCTGCTTCCATAACACCTCCTTTCCAATATTCTTATTATACAAAATTCTTGCTATATGTAAAGAGAGTATAGGCCAATCATTCAGTTCTGTAACATCAATGTGTTCCATCAAACAATCATAAAGATGGTCCATATCTTTTGATTTTGGGCCGTTATAGTATCTATCCATTATTTTTACTCTTATAAAGCGGGCAATTTATAATTGTTACACGAGCACTCTGCTTGCATTTTTTGACACAATCAATACATAATTTATTCTTGATTTTGAACCAAGCCTTTTCCCATCCTCGCAATGTCAAGTCAGCGGATAAAGGAACACTCAATGTTGATTTATCCACTTTTTCTTTTGTTACCTTATAGACCTTTGTTTTCTTTTTTGAAGACACAGAAATTTCATCCAAAAGTAAATATAGATTATCAATCTCAAGCTTCTTCAAAAGACTTTTCAGATTTATATCTGCTTTTGATTTTCGGATGTAAAATTTGATGGTAATATATTTGTCAAATTTTGGTATGTCAGAGAGATGCATGTATTGCTTCGGCCCAATAATTTTCTCGTCAACTAATTTTCCCCTGAAATACTTACGATTTTTTTTGAANNTATTATATCACCTTTTTTATTGATTGTCAAGGAAAAAAATATGTAATAAAATCAACACTTTATTTGACTATATTATAAAGAAACGACTTTGGAACCCACGATAAAATCTCTTTCAAAGTCAAAGGATTTCCCCATTTTTGCTTATAATTGGTAACAATAACAGGGCCATAATTTGGAGGATCTGGAATTTCTTTTAGATTGAAAACAATTTTCAAATAATTTTCAAACACTTCTTTAGGTAAAATACTGAAAGAAGATTGTAATTGAAGCCTCACAACATAATCCATTTTCCAAGTTTTCCATATTTCAGTATCATATATCTTTTGGCAAAATATTTTTGTAAGAGAAAATAGATATGTTGTATCTTCATCATCACCAATAGTCAATGTTATCATTTTATAAACCTCACAAATTTTCCTAACCACGGTTTCTGCCAAGAACGAATAACTTTGAAAGCTTCCGTCAATGAAAACCATTTGGTTTCTGCTATCTCATAATCGTGTTGCTTGAAATTTTTTCTATTTTTTACTTTTATAGCAAAAACACT